GGCCCATCTGGGCCGACGAGGTCGCCGAGGAGATGAGCCATGGCTGACTTGCCGATCGCGCACCGGAAGGTGATCGTCGAGCCGGGAGAGGTCAGACTGCTGGCGATGGACGAGACGGGCCAGGTGCGCTCATTCGCCGACGCGCGGAAGGTCGCCGCGTGGATCAGACGCCGGGACCGGGACTGCGCGGGCGCTGGTCAGTCGGTGACGACCGTCGTGGAGTGGCGGGACATGCCGCCCGGCTTCGTCTCGCCGCTCGGCGAGGAGGGCTGAGCCATGCATGAGGACCCCACCCCACTGGCCCAGAGACTGTGCGGCATCGGCGGTTGTACCCTGCCGACTGGCCACAACATGGGCCGCGCCGACGTGCCGGAGAATCATCGGCCGCCGACTTCAGCCTTGTTCCGCCTGTCCATCGAAGACTGCCACCTCATCCGGGAGGCGTTACTGCGACTGGGTCAGGCAACATCACAGACGTTCGTCGCTGAGCGCGTCGGCCGGCTGGCCGACCGGTTCGGCGAGCACCTTGCGAGATCGTGATGGCCAAGCATCGAGGCAAGCGCAAGACCCGGCGACTGCTGCGCTGGGCTGGGCGAAAGCTGGCTCGCCATGCTCGCCGTCGGCTGCGGGCGATGCGTCGTGGTGCCACTCGAGTGTTCGAGGCGAAAGTCATCAGGAGCTGGAGTCGCGACGGCTGGGCCAGCGAGTTCCCAGACCCCGCTCGTCCCGGCCCTCTGGTAATGCACCGTGCCGAGCGCGAGGAGTACGTGGCCACCTTCGATGAGCTGTTGACTGTCGAGTTCTCGGTGAGCCCAGCGGCCGGTGCCGACTTGGCTGAGGCCGCTCAGGACGCGGCGGTAGCGGTGCACGGGCCGGTGGCCGCGTCGTGGGTGCTGACCGCGATCGAGGGCACCAACGACGCCGGCCGCGCTGTTCTTGCCGGCGCACCCGCAGGAGTGTTCAAGCCGTAACGAGTAGGAAGCTGCCCCTGATGAGCTACACCGCGAACGACCCCGAGATCGACGAACACACGCTGGATCGGATGCGCAACTGGCTGGCCGGTCCGACCGCCGGGGGGATCGAATGGATGGATGGTGCCGACGATGACGAGGTGCTCTCCACCATCGAGGAGGCTTACGGCTACGGCGTCGAAGGCTTCCTGGCCGACCTGCGTGCGGGCAACGGTGAACTGCCATGAGGATGCAGCCAGGGTTCCTGCCGGGTCCGTTCGCCGCGTCCCCGCTCGATGACCTGTTCGGTCCGGTCAAGGGCCAGGAGTGGATGGCGAGCGGACTGTGTGGTCAGATCGGAATACCCGACCGGTTCTATCCGAGTGGTGGTGACACCCGCGAAGTCCAGAAGATCTGTGAAGCCTGCCCGGTGCGCACCGAGTGCCTCCAGTGGGCGCTGGACAACGACGAGCGTTTCGGGATCTGGGGCGGCGTGGGTGAGAAGGCCCGGCGCAGGATGAAGCGCCGGAGCGCGTGATGCACGACCACCCAGGGTCGTGGAGTGGGGAGTGCGCTCAGTGCTGGCGAGATTGGGACGGGGTCTCGACCGGTGATACTGATGACGCTGAGGTGGCGATCACCAATCTGCACCGCGGTGGCCGCGTCTCCCCGCTGTCGAGTCGGGTGGTCCGGATCGGCGGTGCACACGAGCGTGGCTGCCGGTGTCGCGAGTGCGCTCGTCGGCAGCGGATTCCGTGGTCGATCCCGTGGGTGCGGGTGTGGTGGTGTGCGTACTGGGCGACGGCGCTCTACCTGGTGCACTTCCACTCGTGACGAAAAAGTACAGGGGATGCCTTGTCACCCCCTGTTTTCAGGGGTAGGGTTCTAGTTGTAAGGAATAAGGACCCGAGTACCGCACCCGAGGAGATCGCAATGCACGCCTTCGAGACTGGCTTCTGCGTCCGGCAACCGAGCTGGCACGGGCAAGAAACCCTGCTGACCGAGGACCAGCGACCCCGCACCTGGAAAGAGGCGCGCAAGGTCGCCGGCTTGGACTGGGAGCCGATCGTGGAACCCATGTACGTGCGGGTCCTGACCGGTGTGGACGCTGAGGGCAACCCCACCTACGACTATCGAGAGGTGCCCAACTTCCAGACTATCCAGCGCGACAGCGATGGCTCGGTTCTGGCCGCCGGCCGCGACAGCTACGAGGTCATCAACAACACCCAGATGGGCGAGATCTTGCACGCGCTCACCGACAAGACCGAGCTGGAGTACGAGACCGGCGGGTCGGTTCGTGAGGGTCGCTCGGTGTGGGCGCTGGTCCGGCTCGGCCCCGACGTGATGATCGGCAACGATCCCAGTCCGACGCGGCCCTACATGGGCATCGTGAACCACTTCGACAAGACCGGCGCCTGCCGGGCCTACGCCACGGACATCCGGATCGTGTGCTGGAACACCATGAGCGCCGCCGACGCCCAGGCCGACCGCGACAACACGGTTGCCGTGTTCCGTCACACCAGCAACTGGCGCGACAACCTGGAAGCCGCCCGCCAGGCGATCCTGGGCGCGCAGTCCGAGTTCGACGAGTGGAAGAAGATCGCCGAGTTCCTGATGGGGACCACGGTGACCGAGGCGCAGGCTGAGGACTTCGTCCAGGAGTTCATGCCCTATCCCGGCAGCGTGACGACCACCATCACCGAGCGTGTCAAGACCAATATCGACACCGCCCGCATGGAGCTTCGGACGGTCCTGCACAGCAGCAAGACCACCGACGGCATCCGGGGCACCGCGTACTGGACGGTCCAGGCCGCGGCCGAGTACCTCGACCACCTGCGCCCGATTCGCAAGCAGGAGGCCTACGTGCGCCGGACCGTGATCGACCCGAATCCCGGCAAGGCCTTGGCGATCACGAAGATTGCAGCGATCACGGGGATCAAGGTCCCGATGCTGACTCGATAACGCGCGGGTAGTGGCTGTCCGCTTGCCGGCTAGTCGGTTGGATGAGAGGTTTCCATGACCGGCAAGATCACGCGTCGACTGTTGGACGCTGGCTGGCAGCGCATCAATCTGCCCGCCAGGGCAATCGACCAGTGCGGATCCGTGTCAAATGCGGCGACAGGAACCGGCTGGTGTACACACCCGGCCCGTTGGCGAAAACTGGTGGTGACCCGCAGTGCGCTGTGTGCTGACCATGCATTACGGGCCGAGGTGGCCTACCAGTTGACGCGCGGACGGCCTTCGTGACGATTCAAGGTCCCGATGCTGGCTCGATAGCTTTCTCCCTGAGTCCGGACCCCGCCCTTTCCCGGAAGGTGGGGTCCGGACTTGTCGCCCCCCGTTTCAGGGGGTAACATGATGCCTATGCCGAGCAGAGCCACAGTGACCACCCCCGTACGACGCGGCACCAGCAACCGCAACATTCGGGGCTCCAGCAAGGACCGGGCCGCGCGGAGACTGTGGTTGGTCAACACGTTCGGCGACGGCGAGTTCGTGGACTGCCAACTGCGGGCCACGCCGGACTGCTGGGTCGCCATGACGCAGTGGACGGTCTCGGCCGACCGCATCGTTCCCGGCGCCCTGGGTGGCAGCTACCGACGTGGGAACATCCGCCCCGCGTGCCCGCCTTGTCAATGTCGTACAGGCGGCCTGCTTGGCGCCAGCCAGGCCAAGGCGAGGAGCCAAGCGCCATGACCGACGTGGTGCGGTACGGGTATGCCGAGCTGTCGGTGCCGACGGGGGCAACCGCAGTGGGCTGCCGGCGCTGTCACCGCGTGTTCGTCAGCGACCGGTCGCACATGGCCGCGGCCGGCTTCTGCATGATGTGCCGGCCGTTCATTACGGTGGCCTGCCGCTTCTGCGGAGAGCGATGCCCCGGTCGCTACGACGGAGACGAGTGCTGCCAGGCCCATCGCGCCATGCCGGCCGAGGAGTTGCAGCGAACCTTCCCGGATGCACCGCCCGCGCTTGTCGCTCGACCCAATTGATCACCAGCAGGGAGATCCGACATGACTGCCCCCGAAGCGCCGCAATTCATTGCCCAACCCGACTACCTGCGATACCGCGAAGCGCGCGACTTGTCGAGACACCTGGCCGTCACGCGGAGTGTCGCGGGAGACTTCGCCCGGCTACCGCTGTGGGCCCAGCTTGAGATGAACTACATGGCCTCGATCATCCTGGTCGCAGGTCCGGGAGGGCTGTCCGATGACCACCGTCGCTGAGCCCTATGTGCCGGCTCCCGGCGACCGTGTCGAGGTATGGGGCTACGACGCGGTGCAGTGCACCGCCGTTGTGGACAGCCCGACCGAGCGTGATTACTGGATCATCACCGAGGACGGGACGGGGCAGACCTACGCGGCCCCGACGAGCTTTCTCACCAAGATCGAGGAGGGCCCATGACCACCGTCTACGAGCCGCCAGACCTCACCGGTACCGCGATCACCTGGGGCGATGAGCCCAGGTACCACGGATCCGAGTACCGAGAGTATGTCTACCCCGGTCGCCGGGTGGCCTCGATTCCCGGCCGGGCGTGGCCGAACACGCCCGAGAGGTGCGAGATCGCCGACGAGTTCCAGCCTGGTCACCGGGAAACTGAGTGGCTGGCCGGCGGCAACCTACTGGTGTGCATCGGCTGCGGACTGGATGTGACATGAGGAGCAACCTCACCCCACTGGCCCGGAGGCTCACGGAAGCAGCCGCGATCGGCATGGCCGGCGAATCTGAAGCCGACGATCACCTGCGCGGCTGGACCGGCCGGGGACTTTCCGGAGATGCGAGCGCCGCCGTGGTCGCCGTACTGCGGGAGCTGGCCGACGAGCACACGTCCCGGGACGGGAATTGGCTCGCGATCCCCCCGCCGATGCTCATCGGGTTGGCCGACTCCATCGAGAAGGGAGAGGGGTAGATGGGTGAGCCTCAGGTTGACAGCAGGCGTGGCGCACGGGCACGGGCACGCGTCCGTCACCCCGGCAAGAACCTGACCGAGTATCTCTGTCCAGTGTCGGAGGGTTGGCACATCGGGAACCTGCCCGCCGGCGGTCGGGACGAAGCTCGTCGAATTCAGGCGTACAAAGCCGTGAAGGCGCGTTCGTCGAACCTGGTCGAGGAGCTGTAGTGGCTGTAGGTGCCGGTCAACTCCGCGTGGACAACCGCGCGGAGTTCGAGGCGCTGCTGGACTGGCTCAGTGAGCCACCCTCCCTCGGCGCGCAGTACCCCCGGTTGATCGAGACTTTCGCGGTGTCCGGCTCGCGCGAGTGGGCCGACCCGCGGCCAGTGCACTATGTCCTGTGGCACATGCCGCACAGCGCCACCATGTTCCATGGCGCGGCGCGGGGTTTCGATCGCATCGCCGCCGCGTACTGGACCAGTCTTGGCGGCCTGGTACGCGACTTCCCCGTCTCCCGCGAGCGCTGGAACGAGCTGGGCAAGCGTGCGGGGCACCTGCGCAACGAGCACATGCTCAACCACATGCCAGCGTGCCTGATCGCCTGCCATCTGGGGGATTCACCCGGTACCGCCGGAGCTATCGCCTACGCCAAGAAGCTGGGTATCCCCACGTTCGTGTTTCGATCCTGAGAGGAAGTCATGCGCTCAGCCCTAGACCCCCACCTCGCCGACGAGATCTTCCAGCACGCGTGCGCGGCCGGGGAGAAAGCCGCCGACGAGGCACTGGAGCGGCATCTGCTTGTGGCAGGCGAATCGGGGGGTTGCTACGACGTTGCCCACCTGGTCGCCGAGGTCGTCAACGCGGCGCTTCAGGAGGCGGGGAGGCGGATGGTCACCCTGATCCCCGGCAATCCCTGCCCACCGGGCGCCACGACCTACGGCTACATCACCGCGGTCAACGATGCCACTCACGTGCTGGGTGCGTGCGAGCATCACCGGAGTGAACTGCTGGCCTTGCGCCACGCCCGGCGCAAGTGATGGATGCCCTGACGGTTGAGTTCGCCGTGCCGGAGCAGCTGAGCTGGGCCATGGTGGGGCTGATCTTCGGTGATGATGATGGATCGATGGTCACGGGGATTCGGCGCGACATCGACGACCTATGCCGCTGGGACGATGACGGGGGATACAATCTTGCCCCCAATGGACAGGGGTGAGATTCGTTGGTAAGGTCGCCCTTGTTCTTGTTGGCTGGACCCTCGCCGATCCAGGCCGTAAGGCGTAGGCCAGTGCCTCGCACAAGGTCGGGCCTGATGGTATGGATCATAAGGGTCTTAGCTGACGAGAACCCAAGAGGACCCGACCGTGCCACGCGAACACGGAAGGGTCCTCTTGCGCGCTACCACACTAGGCTTCGGTGGTGCTCATGGACCTGACCCGTCAGGTGGTCGTCTACAGGAGCTGGTGGCCCGCCTCGGTGCTGCTTCCCGACAAGAAGACCCGGCATCGCTGCCGCGTCTACGTCACCGATCAGGGCCTGGCGATCTACGAGCGCCCGGCCGACTCTCCGCACTTCTTCTCGCCGATGGACTGGGCCGCTACTCCGGAGCCGCATTCCCGTCGCCATGTGGGAATCGACCTGGCGACCCGGGCGGGGCTGGTCGTGGTGACCTTGACCGGCGGTGCTCCCTGCTGCGGGACGGCTTTGCGGGGCTGGCGTCCGTCGTGGGTGGGCATTGAGCAAGCCTGGCCGAAGCAATGACAGATAGCGCCCGCACCGCTGAGTGGAGGAGACCCGGTATGGCCACGATGTGTGAGAAGTACGAATGCGCCATCTGCTACGAGGTGTACGACCTCTTTGAGGCTGCACGATCATGCTCGTTCGGGCATGATCTCCTCGGCCAAGATCCTCCCGATCCGTCTGTAACTGTTCTGCCGTTGTGGGCCTGCGAATGGCAAGGGTGCGACAACGTTTTCGACAGCCAGTTCTACGCGGAGGGGTGCGAAACGGAGCACGAGCTGGCGGAGATGGCAGGGCGGTCGGGGCTCGATACCGGCAAGCCTCCTGGCCCGATCGCCAAGGGCTTGCGCACTCTGCTGGCAAAGGTGGGTCGGCCATGAACGGGTGGGCGTGGGCCGCTTTGTTATGCCTGACAGCCGGCAACATCGGTGCTTTCCTGTTGAGTGCGTGGTGGGCACACGAGGCGTCGCGCTCAACCCGACTGGCCTACCTAGCCCGATGCGATAGCACCGCTGTGGTGCCGGGCCGGTTGGTCGTCGCGCCACGGCCGGTTCGTGAGAACTCCGAAGTTGATCCCGACGCGTTACCTGAGGGCTTCGCCGATAACGTGCGGGCCGCAAGCTGGCCACTGACCGGCAACGGAGTGGTGTGGTTGGACGACACCAACGTGGATTCGATCAGCCCGATCATGGTCCACACTGATTCACCCGGGGACACCGAGCGAATGCGCCACATGGCACAGATCGCCGTACACGGCGTGGGCGAGCTGCTGCGTCACCATCCGAGCATCACCCCGCCCACGGTGGTCACTCGATCCGCCTACCATGCCAACCGCCCTCGGTTCGACGCGATGTCACCGGGCGATGTGATGATCATTCCTGATGATCTCGAACTGATTCACAATGGTCATGTGCTCACCTACGATGAGCGCTGCGTGGCCTGCCGGGTGATCACGTCATGATCCATTGCTGGGGCTTCCACGCCTCCTCCATTCCCGATGACTCATCTCAGGTGGCAGACCGAACCGACCAACTCTGGGCTCGAGAGGGTGTGCGGATCTGGCGTTCGCCGGAGGGTGCCGTCAAACATGAGGGCTGGCTGCTGCGCACGCTGGGCCCGGTACGGTGCCCAGTCGAGCTGGACTTCGGCCTACCGCTCACGGACAGGGCCAACCCTCCGGTTGTGGTTGACGTGTTCAACCGGAGGAAGCGATGAGCTCTGTCGATGCGATGATCAGGCATCCCTGGTCGGGCCTGATCGCACACGTCGATCAGGGGACTGTTGATGGCCGCACCCTGGCAGTGCCGGTCAAGCCCTGGGGCGAGTGCTGGCGTGAGCGCATCCCGGTCCCATTGATCAAGAATGGCGCCCCCGTCGGTGTGGCCGCGACGATGAGCATCGCGGATGGCAAGGTCTGGGCCACCGGCTGGAGTCGAGATGCGATACCGGATGTCGGCTGGCCGGTTGCGGTGGACATAGTCACAGGAGCGCCACCGGAGCTACTGGGGACCGGCGAGAGCGTCCACATAACGCTGTGCCACTGGGTGATCGTCGGCCTCACCGTCGGTGATTCCGCGTGGGGGGACACCCGCATTATGCCAGTTCGGAGGGCAGGCTGTGAGTGACTTCCGCACCGTCTATGTGTCGGTGGGCAACAGTGACAACCGTTTAGCCCAGAGCGAGTGGGTGGACTTCGCCTGTTCCACGTTCGCCAAGGTCCAGGCCAGTGCCCGCGAGGTGTTCGGCGTGTGGTGGTCGGCACCCGACTCGCCGTTCCAGAACGCCTGCATCGCGGCCAGTCTGCACAGTACTGAGATCATTCCCCTGCAGGCCGCGCTGACCCTGTTGCGTCGCTCGCACCGGCAATCCTCGGTCGCGTGGGCCGAGGCCATGGACGTGGTGATGATCTGATGTGGACAGTTCAGGTCGAGGACCAGGTGGGCGGCTTCATCGTCACCGACTACCCACACCCGGCATCCGAGCACGACTTCCGGCCGGAGGGCGACCCCGACAAGCGCGGGCACATCATCGCCGAGTGCCATTCTCGGGACGACGCCGACCTGATCGCCCAGTTGCTCAATGCGCACGGGCGTACCGACGTGGTGTGCCAACATCCACGGCCCGGTCCGGGCGACAAGGGGCTGTGCGAAGGCTGTGGAGTGCGAATCGTGGAGCGGCCCGGCCGCGGCTACCGGCACCTGGTCGCACTGGACGAGCTGTGACCCCGCGCCAGCTCTACGCCTTCGCCCATCCGATCACCGAGCCGCGGGGCGCGGCTGATCTCGCCTACCGACGTGTTGAGCCACAGCCGGACGGCAACCTACTGGTGTCGGTACTGGCGGCAGGCCATGGTTGAGCGCGCCTCAACCATGCTTCGCGGGGTGGGCGGCGACATGGAGTGGTGGCTCTGGAATCCCCGCACTCGGGTAGCGCACCTCCGCGTATCGGTCACCGACGCTGAACATGAGCGGATACCGTCCGGTGTTGCGGTCGCCGATGCCGGACCGTCCGGCCCGGAGCGCAGGCGGACACCGTGACGAACGAGAGGCGACGCTGATGCGCAACATCTTCGGGCGTGAGCCAGCCGTGTTCTGGGCCATGGCCGCCACGCTGGCCAACGCCCTGTTTCTGCTCGCCCCCTGGTCGGATGAGGTGCACGGCGCGGTGAACGCGTTCGTGCTGATCCTGGCGGGGTTCCTGACCGCTTCATGGGTGTCGCTGGAGAAAGCCCTCCCCTTGCTCGCGGGCCTGATCAAGGGGATCTTCGCGATCGTGCTGGCATTCGGCTTGGACGTGTCGGCGCCCACCCAGGTGGCGATCCTGGCCATCGCCGCCGCCGTGAGCGCGTTCTTCATTCGGACCCAGGTCGTCGCGCCCGTGCGGGCTCAGGTCGCGGCAGCATGACAGAAGAGGCGGCAGGGGAGACGAGTGACACATGGGAGACGAGGGACGAACGGCGCCAATGTGGCCGTTGATGCACTAGCGACATTCCGACTCACCAAGCTGCTCCAGCAGGACACCGTGCCCCCGCTGCCGCGACTCCGAGCCACGGTCGCTCGGCACTTGGACGGCTCCCCCTGGATGGACCTACTCGACTGTCCCTGGTGTCTGTCGGTGTGGGTCGGCCTCGGCGTGGCAGTGCTGCGCCGCGTGTGCCCGCGACTCTGGGGCCTGGCCAGCGCTGGTCTGGCAGCATCGGCAGTCACTGGCCTGCTGTCCCAAGTGGCCGCCGAGCTGGATCGCGACGACGAGGTTCAGGTGCGGGTGGTCGAGCCGAAGGGGTGAGGCGCCTTAATCATGCCCCTGCTGGGATCACGCAAGCGCAAGCCGCGGCCGGCACTGACCGCCTCCGGCGAGCGCATCGACCTGCTGGATCGGACGCTGCCGGAGCGCATCCGACGCCAGCGCGGACCGTGGCAAGGGCAGGCGTGGAACTATCGGGAGCTGATCGGCGAGTTGGGCGGGGGCATCGAGGCGGAGGCCAACGTCATCAGCAAGGTCCAGTTCATCGCGGGCCAGGTCACCGACGAGGACGAGCCGCTACCCGTCACCAGTGAGGACTGCGACCTTCCCGACCGGATCAAGCACGCCGCACAGGAAGCCCTCGACGCCTTGCCTTTCCGTAACGGATACGCGTTTCAGGGCGTGCTGTCGGTGTGTCTACGGGTGGCCGGAGAGTGCTGGCTGCACGGGCGCACCAAGGACGGCCGCGAGGATTGGCGGGTCCTGAGTAGCGACGAGGTCCAGCCGTGGAATGCCGGCCTGGGGATCATCGAGATGCCCGGCATGCCGCCGGCCGCCGTGGGCAAGGACGAGGTGCTGCTGCGACTGTGGAAGCCGCATCCCCGCTGGAAGCAGCTCGCCGACTCCCCGATGCGCCGGCTGCTGGACACGTGCGAAGACATCGTCCTGATCGGTCGGGAGATCCGGGCCGCATCGCGCTCGCGCATCGCGGCCAACGGCATCCTGCTGATTCCCCTGGGCATGTCGATCGTGCGCAAGCCGGACGGTGCCGCCGACGACTTCCAGTCCCAGCTGGAGGCGGTGATGCTCTCGCCGATCGGCAACGAAGGCGACGCGGGCGCCGTCGTGCCGGTGGTGCTGCAGGGCGACCCCGAGGATCTGGAGAAGGTTCGGCACCTCACGCTCCAGCGCGAGGACAGCGAAGAGTTGATCAACAAGCTCCAGGCCGCCCTGCAACGGCTGCGTGAGGGCATGGACATGCCGCCCGAGACCGGCACCGGGGTCGGGGACATGAACCACTGGTCCGCGTGGCTGATGGACTCGACCCGGTTCAAGAGCTACATCGAGCCTCAGGTGCGGTTGATCGTGGACTCCCTGACTGAGGCTTACCTGCGTCCGAGCCTGATGCAACCGGTCACGAGTGGCGGATGGGGTCTGACCCGCGAGGAGGCCGACCAGGTCCAGGTCTGGTACAACGCGGGCAACGTCACGGAGAACGCCAACCGCGGCACCGACGCCAAGGACGCCTACGACCGCGGCGAGCTGAAGGGTTCGATACTGCGCCAGTCCCTGGGATTCAGCGAGGACGACGCTCCCGACGATGACGAGCTGCGTCGCATGTTCGCATGGAGGCTGGGCGCCGATCCGCAGACCGCCGCACGGCTACTGGCCACCGTGCTCGGTCCGGACTCGGGCATTCAGATGATCCAGCCAGGTGCTGGACCTGTCAGCATTGAGCAGCCCCCCGACGCCGCACCGGCTACGGGGGGACCTGGTCGGGTGCCGACGGCCCCTGCTCCGCCGGCACCCGATGGAACACGCGTGGCTAGTGCGGCACCCGTTGAACCTGGGGCACGTGTGGTCACTGGGGACGAGTTGGCGGAGATCGAGCGGTCACTGCGGGAGCGCCTCGCCGTAGCCTGCGACATGGCCCTAGTCCGCACGTTGGAGCGCGCGGGCGCCAAGGTACGTGCTGCCGCTCAGCACACCTCCCTGGCCGCCGAGCTGAAGGGCCTGGAGCCCCTGGCGGTGTGCCCCCTGGTTGTCGAGCGCGCCGGAAACGGGCCGGTGGCGCTGATGGAACTGGGCCTGAGCGAGGACTCACTCCTCGGCGAGGCGTTCACCGCACTGCGGGACAAGTTCACCCGTTGGAGCACGGACGCCATCAAGGCCACCGTCCGCACCCTGGCATCCACCCTCGACATCCCGCTCACCGCGGTCTCGGCGCTGGCCCAAACCATGACGAGTCGAATCGACACCGCGTGGAAGGGGCTGGAGGAGACCCTGCGCAGGCGGGCCCTCCGCAAGCTGTACGGCCTCGCCGAGGATGAACTGCGAGGAGAAGTGCCCGACTCCATCGTGTTACCCGGCGAGATCCGCACCGTACTGACCGAGATCGGCGGCCTGCCCCCCGGCGGGGTCAGGGAGGACGGATCCCCCGTTCGGTCCGACGAGACGCTGGGCGGGCTGGCGACTGGCCGCGACGTGATGGCCCTGGCGCGGCAGCACGCTGATCACCTGGGTTTCGTGTGGAAGTACGGCGTCACCCCGCGCGGGCGCCAGTTCGAGCCGCACCGCAAGCTCAACGGCGAACGGCTGAGCGGCTGGAATGACGCGGCCTTGGCGCCGGCCGGTGAGATGGCTTGGGTGGGGCCGCACTATGCGCCTGGTGACCACGCTGGCTGCGCCTGTGACTACGTCCCCGTCTGGGCTTTGCCGGAAGCTCGGGAGCTGGCTGAGGGGATCGCCATGGATGAGCGGCCGAGTATGCGCTCAACGCGGGTGCTGGCTGATCTCGACACCGCCGTCGGCCGTCGCGGCACCGTCACGCAGACCACTCGAGCGCAGGGGGATCGCGTCGTGGCCCTGCAACGAGAGTGGCTGGAGAGGACAAAGTGATGCTTGATCATCTCCGGACGGAGCCTTTCGATCATCCTAAGCAGACACAATTAGCGACCCGATTCCCTTGCCGCACAACGAGAGTGGCTGGAGAGGACAAAGTGATGCTTGATCACCATGTGACCATCCCCGGCTGGGAGGGTTCCCTCGGGCCGTTTCGTCACCAGCACGCCATCCCCCACGTCTACGCGCGGGACATTCTGTCGGGCGCCGGCAACTGCGTGTGCGGTTCCGACCTGGGCGATTCGGTGCACGTGCAGGCCGCGCCTGGCGTCGCGGTGCCGGAAGGGATGCGCCACCCATGAGGCCGAGCGTGGGGCGAATCGTCCACTACGTGTCGTACGGGACCCCTGGCGGGGAGTACACCTCGCAGTGTCGGGCGGCGATCGTGACCGAAGTACCCAACACGAACTTCGGAGAAGGTGAGGAGAACATCGGCCTCGCGGTGCTCAACCCGACCGGGCTGTTCTTCCACTCGATCGCCGACGGGGGCTGCGACTACGACGAAGGCGGGACGGGCGTTGACCACTCCGGCGAGCCGATCCCCGCGCGCTCGTACCACGGTGGTACCTGGCACTGGCCGGAGAGGATCGAAGATGGCTGACGAGTCGCACACCGGCGGCATGATCGCCCTCGTCCCCGAGTCACCCGGCAAGCTCACCGTCCCCGGTGGCTATCCCGCGAGCGAGATCCACCTGACATTGGCTTACCTGGGTGACGCGCTGGACCAATGGGCCCAGACGGTCACCGATGAGATCACCGCTCTGGGTGCCAGGGTGGCCGCCGACTTCGCACCACTGGAGGCCCAGATCATGGGGTACGCGGTGTGGAACCCCGACGGCGGGCCGGACGGGTCCATGCAACCGTGCGCGGTCTACGAGCTGGCCGACGACCCGCTGCTCTCGGAGATGCACGAGGTCGCGTGCGGAAGCTCGCGGGAAATCATCGGCACCGGGTTGTGGCCCGACCAGTTCCCGGTCTATGAGCCGCACGTCACCGCGGGCGAAGGCATCGACACCTCCAGTATGAAGGCCACGGGGCCGATCCGGTTCACCGCGCTGCGGGTGGCCCTGGCCGGCTCAGTGACCGACTACCCGCTGAGTGGCACCCGTGGTGCGGGTGACCCGATGGTCGCGGGGTACGACAGTGAAGGGATCGAGACCATGGCCGAGACCACAGTGGATCAGGCCAAGGCGGGCGAGGCCGAGGTCATCGAGAAGGACGGAGAACTTCAGCTGCACTGGCCGTGCCTGGTGCTGGAGGGCATCCGGACCGGGGACGGCCGGTTCATTCCCTACGGCTCGCTGGGCGCGCGGGGCCTGCCCCTGCCGGTGGCTGGACAAGTCACCAACGACGAGGGGCACAAGGGTGCCGAGGTGTTCGGCAAGATCACCAAGCTGGAGCGCCACGAAGGTCCCACCGTGACGAGTAAGGAGACCGGCGAGCCGTTCGCCGAGGGCACCGCGGTCTGGGAGGCGTGGGGTGTGGGTGACCCCGATTCCCGGCCCGGCCAGCTCGCGGCCAAGGGCTACCTGATCGGCAACAGCGCGGACATCGCCGACGCCACAGTCGAGGACAGCCTGGCCGACGGGCACCCGACGCGCTCCTTGGTGGGTGGCAACATCGGCGGCACCACGCTGGTGCCGATCCCCGCCTTCGCCGACGGCTTCGTGGAAGTCAACGGCAAGCGGTTGGATGCCCAGCCCGCGGTCGCCCCGATCGCCGCCAGCGCGGCCTGGACCATCACCGACACCCCTGCGGCCCTGGTGGCCAGCGTGGAAGACCTGCCTCCGGTCGAATGGTTCACCGACCCCAAGTTGCCGGCACTGACCCCGCTGACCCGTCAGGGCCGACATGTGTTCGGACACGTCGCCGACTGGAACCGGCCGCACATCTCGTTCAACGGCGCGCCGATCCACGCCGCGCGCTCCCGCGCTGACTACAAGTGGTTCCGCACCGGGAGTTACCCGGCGGTGGACGCGGATGGCACCGAGCGTCAGGTGGGCGTGGGTCGGCTGACTATCGGCAGCGATCACGCGCCAGGCCATCTCAACCACCGGGAGGCGCAGCGTCACCATGCCGACGAGTCGCTGTGCTGGGCTTACGTGGCCGCTGGCGGGGATGAGTTCGGGATTTGGGTCAACGGGGTGATCAAGGATGATGCCGACGAGTTGACCGTCCGCAAGGCTTTCGCCCACCCACCGTCAATCGACCAGCGGCCCATTGACGGGCACCTCGAGCTGTCGGCAGTGCACTGCGTCAACACCGCGGGCATCCCGATCCCCCGAGCGCGGGTCGCCAGCGGGGAGATCGTGTCCCTGATCGCTGCCGGCTACGTCCCGCCGGCCGCTGACAATCCCGACGCGCTGGCCGAGGCGGTGGCCGAGCGAGTGCTGGCCGGGTTGATCGAGCACTTCAAGTCGGCGCCGGCCGAACCGTCGCTGGCGCAGCGCCGAGACGATGCGGTGCTCTCGCTTCGGGCCAGCGGCCTGGTCGAGGAGTTGGGGCTCCCTTTTCCCATCGGTGACGACTGGAAGGGGAGTCTGACCAACCTCGACCAGGAGGATTGGGCCGCGCTGGAGGAGCTGACCGGCTACCCGGTGCAGGAGCTGAAGACCCTGCACATCCCGCCGTACATGAAACGCATCGAGAAGCACCTGATCGCCAAGGGCATGTCCGAGTCACGGGCGATCGCGACCGCGGTCAACGCGGCCAAGAAGATGTGCAGTACCGGCGATGTGTCGTGGCCCGGCCGGCAGCAGATCAACGCGGGCAGTAGAGCCGAGGCGTGCGCGGCGGTGGCGCAGTGGCGTAAGGACCGGCCGGGGGCGACATGACCCGCGCGGGGGAGCCTCCCGAGATGGACCTCGCCGCGGTCGCCGACCGCGGCGACCGCGTGCCGGCGCCGGACCCCACGCGACTCACCACCCAGGCCCTGCACCGAGCCCTGGCGGGGCTCCGCGAATTGATCGAGATCCGCCTGGAGGGGATGGACAAGGCGACGGAGCGGCTGGCCACCGACACCGCCGAGCTGCGTCGATCCGCGGAGAATAACCGCGAGCTGCAGCGGGAGGATGTGGAGCGTCAGCTCGCCGCGCTGCGCGAGTTCCTCATGACTAAAATCGACGGACTGGAGACGGCTATCGCCCAGCGGTTCAACACGGTGGGCATCCAGTTCTCCGAGCGCGATGAGCGCTTGCGTCTGGCCGACATTGAGCGCCAGAAGTCATTGGACGCCGCGCTGGCCGCGCAGAAGTCGGATGTCAACCTCCAGAACCTGGCCAATACGCGCGCCGCCGAGAAGGCCGAGACGGCGGCCAAGGAGTCGATCTCCTCGCTAGGCGAGTTGACCAGCAGCAGTCTGGCATCCCTCGGCGAGCAGATCCGCCGAGTCGAATCGAGACTTGACCGCGGGGAGGCCACGCAAGTGGGTGCGACCACGCAGCGTACCGAGTCGCGGCTTGATGCGGGTCAGGTCGTGTCCTACGTGGTCATGGCGCTCCTGGCTGTCGGCCTGGCCGTCTCGCTGCTCGCCCGGTAGCGGCGAGTTGTGCCCCCCTGATCCGGGGGGTAACATGAAGTCACACATCACCCGACCGTGAGGAGATCGCGTGCTACCCCTGATCGTCATCGGTGCGGATGAACGCACCCGCGAGGCTGTCACTTCGGCATTGAATCTGGTGGGGCTACCCTCGCCGTTCAAGTGCCTGCACATGGACTACGAGGACATCGCTCAGGCTTCCTGCAGCCTGAGTGATGCGTTGCGGTGTGAGCGCGACAGCCCGGGCACCTTCACTCGATATGTCGAGTTCGACGACGAGCGCCCGGGCTGGAAGGCGAGTGTCGCCTACGGCCCGAAGGCGTTGGGACCGGCGACCGTAGCCCAATCGTCGCGACTCGCTCACACCGGCTGGACCCTCGTCCTGGCGTGGGGCGCTCCCGACCTGTCAGCCCCACGCCGCGTGACTGAAGGCGTGGCCGAAGGTGCCGACCAGTCCAGCATCGCATGGCAGGCCGCGCCGATGCTGGGGGCCAACTTCCTAGTGGACCTGTCCGCCGAGGATCCGCGCGGCAAGCTGCGCTATCCCGGTCTGGTCACCGTGCTTACCCAGATGCGAGAGAGAGTCGAGCCATGAACCTTTTCGACAACGTGATCTCCGGTCTGGTCGCCAAGGGCGAGGCCATAGTGGTCGGTAACACGCCGGCTCAACCTGTGACCGATTGGGGCGCCTCTCCGAGCTTTGCCCGCTGGTACGGCGAAGTCGTTGTGGGCCGCAACGTAGATGGTGGCACGGAGACCGATTACCACTACGGCTACTCCAACGACGAGGACCCCAACGTGCACGACCTCGTGCCGGAAGGCTGGGACCTACTGGAGGAGACGCTCAACGAGATCAAGCCGCCCGGCACGAAGGGCTGGCTGGATGAATGATCGATGACGACCGCACTCCGCAAGAGATCGAGTACGCGAGAGTTATGCAGGAGCCATTCGAGCCCGACGAAGATCCACTGGAGGGCTGGAACCACGCGAAGGCGATTCGGGACGCGTTCGACCGCGAGGATCGCCTGCACGGCGTGGTGCGTCGTCAGGAACTGGAGGGCACCTGGCCGGCGATCGAGCCGAGTGAGAACCCCGGCTACCTAGAGCCGATCCCGTGCAGCAACCATGGCGTCCACTCCGAGCACGTTTGGGAATCGACCCGATGGGGCAGCGTGGAGTGCCTCGGCGTGGGCGGACCTGACCAATGCTCACTGGGCGTCCCCAATGCCTACGGCTCGGCACCGGAGCGGTGCGCTTTGCCGAGTGGCCACGAGGGGGTATGTAAGCCGTGAGGACCATCGTGAAGCTCCTTCGTGGCATGAAGGAAACGGTGTACGACGAGATGGACCTGCCGTATATCCCCGAAGGTGCGCTCCTAAGGACGCCGCACGTCGCTTCTTGCCGAGTGGTGGTCAGTGCCATCGACATCGCGCCCGCATCCGGCCCCATTCAGACACTGGTCGTGCAATGACCGAGGAGCGTTGTGGAACGACTGAGCTGCTGGTCTCCGCGTGCGGGTGCCCACAGCACCGTGGCGGCCGGACCCCGCAGGAGGAAGCCGACACCGATCGGCAACCTGGCCCGTGGTTCGTGGCCAGCTACGCGGGCGTGTGCAGCAACGACAGCGAGGGCGTGCACTACTTCAACCCTGGCGAGTACGTCCGGGCCGACGGCCGCGGCGGCTGGGAGTGTCACGAGTGACCAAGCCGACGCGAGCACAGAAGCATGCCGAGCTGGATGGCATACCGCGGTGCGAGTTCTGCCGGGAACGGATCCGCTGGGCCTTCCCTGTCCCGTCACCCAAGGCGCGTTCGGAGGCCGGCAAGAAGCCCAAGCCGATCCCCCTGGACTACGAGCCTGACCCCTTGGGTCGGTACACCCTGTACGACGAGGGCGGCCGGTCCATGGTCGGCGAGTTGACCCGTGGGCAACACAGGGGGTGGCTGGAGGCGGGCAAGCCCACCTACCAGCGACACTTCCGCACCTGTGTCAAGAAAGATGAGTGGGGCAAACTGGGTAAGCCATACGGCACTCGCCAAGTCACGCGGTGATGGGTGTGCACCCCCGACAAAGGGGGTAACATCGGTCCGTCCACATGCTTCAAACTGCTCGAGCCCCAGGGGGCAAATCCATGAACGGTCCAGACCCGGTCCAGGGTGTCGCGGTAGGCGAAGGGGTACCACGACGGCGGCGCGAGCACCTCGCTGAGGTCAGCCGAGAGGCCGCTGAAGCTCCCGAGGGTTTCGAGCCCGCCAACATGGCTGACCGGTTCGTCAGCGTTCCGCTCGCCTTGCTCGGCTGGGTCGGCCGCGGGGACTTCGAGGGGTTCGAGTACCGCTGGGTGTGCATCATCACCGACCCTGGCAGCCTGCAGCGATGCGGAACGATCGGACGGGCGGACACCGAGGAGGAGGCCATCAGCGGCTTGACCATCCACATCTGCCACGACCACGGAGGCTTGCCCGAATGACCGCGATGACCCGCGAGGAGATGCTCCAGGCGCTTGCCAGGCATGGCGAGAACCCGCACGTCGACTACGACGACAACGACGAGACGGTGGGGCATCTCGGCTGGTTGGTTGAGCCGACTGGGTCCGGTGAGGCCGTTCTATCCGTGACGTATGAGGACACGAAAGAAGGCACCGGCCCCGTGCTGACCCTGAAATGGCGCATGGTTCCCATGGGCTTGCCCACCCCGTTCGTCCCGGTCAAGCAGCCGGTCACCGTGGACTTCCCCGAGGGCGGACGCGCGTGAGCGAACTGGGCACGCCACTGTCCGATGAGCCACTGCGGATCGACTGGGGGCAAGGCACTGACGGGGAGGGGATGCCTGTCGATATCTCGTGGTGGGCGCCGACCACCGCAGCTCACGGCGGCCGGCGCAACACTCGCGTGGTGATCGCCAGTAACGGCTACATGTACACGTTCAACTCGCGAGGCTCCTACACCGGCACGGTGAGTGTCCGTGAGTCGTGGCGCAGCAACCTGGGTGGATCCGAGTTCTGGCCGCTGACGCGGAGGACACTCACCGTAGGGCTGTGGCTTGACGCCGATCGCATCCGGCCGTCGCGCACCATCCTGGCTATGGCTAATGGAATGCTCGGCGTGACAGACCGTACTGACAGTGACCAGCGGGGTCGGTCGTGGCGCGTGGCCCATGCCTGCTTGCTGCTCGGTTTCTCCCCGCCCTTGGGGCTGGACTTCGGGGACATCGCCACAGCGTTCGCCGAGGGCGTGGGGGAGTGCGGTGACCGCGCCGCCCGACGCATCAAACGAGCGCTACTGTCCAGGCTGGCTATTGAGCGCCGGGCCCGGCGTGCCGAGGCCGAGCGCGAGGTGCGCCAGCGTGCCGAGACGATCGAGAGGTGCTGGCGGTGAGGCGTTCACCGTGGCCAGAGGACGGCCTGGCGTTCAAGGTGTGGTTCGTGATCGCGGCACTGCTCGGCCTGGCGGTTGCGGGGGTGTTCGTGTGGGCTGCGATCAAAGTTGTCCTGTTTGTGACCGGTTGACATCACTTGTTGCCCCTGCTGACGGGGGGTAACATGAGTGCTACCGACCCGAGAGAGGCAACGAGATGCCCGAAATCGTCGTCCACGCCCCCCGCCACGGCGTCTTCGATTGGAATGGCCAGAACTGCGCTCACGGAGAGTTCCGTGCGACCACCGTTGGCAGCTATCTGATCACCTACTTCCAGCCCTACGAGGCAGGCGCGAAAGGTTCGGTACAGATCCACTACGGGGTGGACATCCAGTTCGCCTGGACTGTCCGGGCCCGCGCCGTCGCCGAGAGGTTCGCCGAGGTGGTCGCCCGGCGCGATGGTGGGGATGCCTACGTGCTGATGATCGACGAGTTCGCGGAACTCCTCCTCACCGGATAAACCCCGGACTGATCCGCCGAAGCCACGCGTACAGCACGCACGCGTGGCTTCGGCCTGTCAGGCTGACCCGGTGAGCGGACTCCCGCGAGGCAAGATCACCGACTACGGCCACCTGCTCCACGAAGAGCGCTGGCTAGTCAAGGGCCACGGCCTTACGGCTGTGTTTCATATCGGCGCGGCTCGCGACACCACACCGACTGATCGAGAGACCGGCCGGTCCACCACGCAATCGACCGACAGAGCGGATGTAGTAATGGATCTTCTAGCGGACAAGGCCCTCCCCCTCAGCATCGGCTGGACGGACGAGGTCGGCAATCCGGTGCCGGCGCCGGGCGACGCTTCTGCGACTTTCACCGTGGATGACGGAACGATCATCAACCTGACGGACAACGGCGACGGCACCGCGCTGGCCGCGGCGACCGGGGTTCTCGGTCAGGCGATCGTTCACATGGAGGCCAGTGCGGTGGGCGTCAGTAACCAGACTGGTGACCTGCTGATCGTCGTGGTCCCGGGCCTGGCCGAGCGTGCGGAGATCGTCGCGGGCGAACCGCAGGAGGTCACCCCCGACGCGTAAAGCGTGAAGCGATTCGCGTTACGCGAGTCCCCGGCTCCTCGATGCCCCGTCTGGCTAACCTGCCCACGACGGGGCATCTGCGTGTTCGACCGACCCAAGGTCGCCGACACTGGCCGCTCTAAGCGCCTTCCGCCCCCGTGGACAGAACACCCCTGGCCCAACGGAAGGCAAGTCCGTGACACCCGAGCGCATCGCAGAGATCATCGCCGGGCTGGCTGGCCCCGATGTCACCGTCGTCACCGATCAGGACATCGCCGACGCCTTGGCCTCCATCCGGGAACAGGCCACCGAGTTGGCCGCCGCGCCCGTCACCGTGGACTCGGTTGCCGGCCTGGAGACGCTCGTCAGTCAGCACAAGACCCTGCTGGCAGCTCAGGCCGCCCGCGCGGCGACGGCAACCCTGGCCGAGCGCCACGCCGCCTCGCTGGCCGAGCTGGACGGCCGACACGACCCCGAGCGGGACCACATCCAGCACGACCCGGAGGCGGCCCCCGTTCCTGAGCCGGGTGCCGGAGCGCCTGAAGGGGATCGCGCCGACGAACGCAAGCCGTCGGGCGCCAAGGCCAAGGACGACGAGGGTGATGAGGGCAAGAGGAGGCCGACGCGCAAGCCGCGTGAGCTGGCCGACCTGGCCCGTGACGACACCCAGCCCGAGCCGGAGTTCGCGGGGGTGGTCACCGCGGTCACCAAGGTTCAGGGCTCGGTGCCCGGCATGTCCCCCGGCCAGGAGCTGGGCTCGCAAGAGAACCTGATCAAGGCATTCCGGGAGAAGGCCAACGCGCTGTCGGGGACCGCCGCCGCCGGCCGGCACGACGTGGCACGCATGGAGTTCACCTACCCGCCGGAACGGGTGCTGGAGGGCACAGGCGAGGCCGCGAACATGGCCAAGATCGCCGCCGCGCGGCAGCAGGGCGCGCTGACCGCTTCCTCGCCGACCCCTGGCGGGCTGTGTCTGCCGCTGGAAGTGCGCTACGACATCCAGACCATCGGCGTGACCGACCGCCCCGTCAAGGCCGCCCTCTCGGCGTTTCAGGTCGAGCGTGGCGGGTTGCAGTACCGGGCCCCGTTCGACGCGCTGGTGATGAGCGAGGGCATGGGGGTGTGGACCCAGGTCGATGACGTGGCCGACCCGCTGGTGCCCAAGACCTGCCTGGCGGTGGAGTGTCCGGGCGTGCTGGAGGCGTCGATCTATTCGACCTACCTGTGCCTCGAGTTCTCGAACATGACGGCCCGGTTCGACAACGAGTGGGTGGACGCCACGACCCAGTCGTCCATGGTGGCGTGGGCGCGCTTCGCCGAGAACCAGCTGCTATCGCGCCTGGCCAGCGGATCGAAAATCATTCTCGGTACGCACCAGCTCGGCGCCGTCCGGGATGTGCTGGTCAACTTCGACAAGATCGCCGCGTACTACCGCAACCGGCACCGTCTGAGTACCACGCAGCCGCTACACATGCTGGCACCTCAGTTCCTGATCGACCTGCTGCGGGCCGACCTGGCGATGCAGATGACCAACGCGAGTCCCGCCGAGCTGTTCGCGATCTCGCAGGCCACCTTGGAGTCCTGGTTCGCCACTCGCTCCATCAACGTGAGCTGGCATCTCGATGGCCTGGACGGCGCCACCGTCTCCGGCATCACCTATCCCAACCAGTGGTACGCGACGCTGGTCGCCGGCAACAGCGTGCCCGAGTTCCCCGTCGCGATCGACACGCTGCTGTGGGTCGAGGGTGACTGGCTGTTCCTGGACGGCGGCACCCTGGATCTCGGCCTGGTGCGCGACTCCACGCTCAACCTGCGTAACCGCTACCAGACCTTTGTGGAGACCTTCGAGGGTGTGGCGTTCATCGGCAAGGAGTGCCTGCGCCTGATCCTGCCGATCATCCCGAGCGGCGCCGCCAGCGGCACGATCGACCCGGTCGCGATCGACGACACCCTGCCTGTCGTCACCCCCTGATCCGTCCATTCGTGATCGATCGGAGGGAGGGGTCCAGTGCTGTTCACCGAAGTCGAGGCCGCACACGCCGCGCTGCCCAACGCGGTCAACCTGCTGGCGTCCGCGCTCCGGCCCGGTGACGGTGCGGGCAAATGGCAGCAGGGCATGGCCTGGCGCAGTGAACTGTGTCCCGACTACCAGGGATACAACCCGTGTGCCGAGCTGACCGAGGCACCCGACCTCGGCGGGGACGGGCTGGTCTACTACGTGCCGGTGGCCTACCGGGTCAAGGACGAGTGCACGTTGATGTCGGGCCGATTCGATAAGGACCGCGTGACGCGCTTGGCCAACGCGGTGGCGAGCTATGTCGTGGCGACAGAGCTGTGGACCGGTTCGCTCACCCTGCTGGAGCCCTACGACCTGCCCAACGGTGGAGACACCGGCCAGGTCAACGCCTACCTCGCCAACGGCAATGCCGCCGAGGTGACCGTCCCGGCGGGCGCACGGATCATCGACGCCTTCGCCGCACTGGAGGAGGAGACCCGCCAGGCCACCCGCGGCCAGCAGGTCTTCATTCACGCACCGCTGCACATGGTGATCGCCGTGGCATCGGAGCTGCGCCGTGTCGGCAATGAGCTGCGCACGGCCACCGACGGGATCGTCATCGGAGATGCCGGCTACTCCGGCACTGACGGCGGCACCCCCGGCACTTCGGAAGTCGAGACAGTCACCCTCACCGGCAGCCCGGCCGGGGGGACGTTCACCCTCACATTCGAAGGCCAGACCACCGGCCCGATCCCCTTCAACGCGACTGCGGCCCAGGTGGCCACGGCGTTGGAGGCCCTGTCCAA